GGCAGCACGCTCGACAACCCATTCACACCACAAGAATACAAAGACACCCTACTCGTCCAGTACGAAGGCATGTTCAAAGAACAAGAGATATATGGGAAGTTCGTAGGCTTCGAAGGACAAGTGTACAGCAACTTCAACCTCAAAACGCACGTTATCAAAGAGGATCCACCAATGGAGACCATCAAAGAATGGATTAATTGTGTAGACTGGGGCTTCAGCAACCCACTCGTCGGCCTCATCGTAGGGTTTGATGGTGACGGACGAGCCTACGTGCTACACGAGTTCTACGAACGAGGCATGCAAGTACAGGTACTCTTCGACTGGCTATTGGACAAGAAGAACAACGGATACCCATTCGCAGCAGGATACGGTGATCCAGCAGAACCACAGTTCATCATCACCGCGAACCATCAAGGACTCAAGATGCGAGAAGCAGACAACACCGTACTACCTGGCATCAACGAGGTGTTCAAAGCACTCAACGTGCAAGAAGACGGGAAGCCAAGACTTTATGTGCATGAGCGATGCAGGAACATGATTGAGGAGTTCGGAAAGTACCGATACAAAGACAGCAAAGAAGGAGTCGCAAAGCAAGAGAACCCGCTCAAGGTCGACGACCACGCCATGGACGCGATCAGGTATGGGCTGAAGACTCACAAGTATGGGAACAAAGGATACGTGATCCTCGAAGACAAAGAAGGAGTCTTTTTCACATAGCGTTATAAGCAAGATAGGCCCAGAGTGAATGATGGCAAAGAAGAAAAGACAACAGACACTCGAAGAATACATGGAGCACTGCCTACCAACGATCGTCAACAACACAATACTCGTCTACACACAGAAACGAACATGCGAATACATCGGCAACGTCGGAGCACAACTATTCGTGAACAGCCACGCACACGAAGAAAAGCCGCGATTAAAGTACATCAACCACTTCCTCGACCTCTACTCATCATACCGAGAGCGAGGAATAGATGATTTTCTTGCCGAGTTCAAGGCACTCAAGCACACACAAATACGCATGCTCCAAGACTACTACCATGAACAAAAGGAGAAAGCGTTATAAACAAGCAATAACATTGAGAGAGAGATGAACCGTCTATTCTCCTTCCTGCAAAAAGCCAGTCCATACCACACAATAGGAATTCTCAAGGAAAAAGTGAACAATCTCATCGCGATCATGAGACCAATGGCTATGGATCCTCGCACCTTTGCGAACGAGCCAATCCCAGAGTACCCTTACCGACCAAGCGACCTCTACCAGCTATCCAAGTACAGCGACACGCTCACGATCGTACAAACCACTATCAGGGAAGAGCTGTTCAGGAACGGTGTAGAACTCCTCGAAGCAGACAAGACAGACAGCGATACAACCACTGCAGAAGACGAAGTAGGAACAAACCTCGGACAGAGAGAATCACTCCTGGAACAGATAGAAGACTGCAACGAGAACCATCAAACACTCATAGACGTGTGCAAAGAGATGGAAGACGACATCAACATCATAGACGACGCTTACGGACTATTCCTTTTCGAGTACGGATACAACAACCAAGGAGCGATCGTGGCACAGAAGCTACTCGAGTTCATCAGCGCCAGCCCACTCTACATGAAGCCCGTCATGAACCGGCAATACCGTCACGGATTCGATGACGACAACAACGAAATAAAGTTTTGCCCAGCGTGCAGGAACAAAGAACACCGAGGAGGACATGAGAAGAAGTGTCTCACCTGCGGCAAAGAACTCATCAGGGTGGCGTACCGATACACGAGCGGAACAGAATACACTTATTACTCATGGGACGAAGTAGTCCACGTGAGCAAGTACCGACCAAGCAAGGCGCTCGGTTTCAGCCCCGTCATGACGCTCTGGCAGAAGACGAAGATCCTAATCGCACAAGACAGTTACATGTTAGAAGCGTACGAAGGAAAGAGAAGCCCACGACAAATGGTCATCTTCAACACACCGAACAGAGACAGTCTCAAAGCGAGCTGGGATGACATGCTCGAACGGACCAAGCACAACCCACACCAACCAGCGATCATGGGACTCGAGCAAGGCATCGGACAGAACCAGAAGGACAGCGCACAAATGTTTGAGTTCATGAGAAGCATGGAAGAGATGCAATTCAGTGAGACCAGGAAGGAAATAAGAACTCAAATAGGAGCTGTGTATGGAGTCGAACCAGTCTTCCAAGGAGACATCAGCGCATCCAGCGGTCTCAACAACGAAGGACTACAAATCACTGTCACGAACAGAGCTGCAGAGAGAGGACAAGCAATCTACAACGACAAGGTGTACCCGCGATACCTCAAGGCGCTGCAAGTAGAGGGATGGGTTATCAAGTTACGATCACCAGAAGAGCAAGACGAGATGGCAAAGCTCGAACGACAACAGTTCAGCTTGCAGAACGGACAGATAGCCACACAGCTCGGCCTCGAAGCAGAGTACGATAGCGACAAAGACGAGGTCGTAATCAAGGACGGAGACCTACAACCACCCGCTCCGCCTTCATTTGGAGGATTCGGCTCGAGTGGTTTTGGTACCGAAGCACAACCAAATAGTGTACTCCCAAACGCGCCTGATTCTGCTCCGGAACCGAAACCACCAAAAGCTACAGGGACACCTGCGACACCGAAGAAGACTGCCAAGAGCATAGAAAAAGCAGACACTCAACAACCAAGAGTGATGCCGATCGTGCCACCTTTCTCCATGCTTGCGAACAGACTCAAACGAGAAATCCAGAAACTGTTGCACATCTACAAGAAGAAGCCTACCGAGCAACAACTACGAACAGCTGTTGACAAGATGAAGACGGGCCTGCAAGAAGAACTATCCTTGGCAGTGAACCGATCCTTTGACACCACATACATGACTGGCAAGGATAGCGTGGAGAAAGAGATAGGAGTCAACCTCTCCTTCGGCAAGGTAGACGAACAAACACTCATGGTCCTCAAAAACCAACCAGTCCTGTACGAATCATACGCTGGGCTGACAAGAGAACTCGTAGAAAAAGTGAACGATGTGATCAGCGACGCGTACCACTCCGAAATCGCACCGAGCGCGAAGAGCATCACAGAAGCCCTCAAAAACCACGTACAACTCGCCGACAGCAGAGCAGAAAACATTGCCAGGACCGAGAGCGCCAAGGTGATGAACGCCGCAAGAAGGAACGCTTACCTGCAGGACGATCCAACTGATGACGCGATGTACTTATGGATAGGCCCAGACGATCATCGCACTACCGAGACGAGCAAAAACATCAAGCAACAAGTGGGGAACGGGCAGTCATGGCACGACCTGGTCAAGACCATAGAAGTAGAATCAGCGAAGGCCTTCCCGAAGTGGACGGTGAACAAAGAATTCCCTGTCTCTCATTATCAGAGCCGACACACATTCCTTCGAATCCCTGGCGTGACAAAAGCTGTCGCAAGGAAGAACGAAGAACTGAACAAGACGTACGACAAGCAACTCGAGTTCGTTATGAAGAAGAAGGAGATGAAGCTGCTGGATGACAAGCTCGCACTCGTGAAGAAACTTGAGAAGGGTGTCCAAAATTGAATCCTATAAGCGTCTACTACGACGAAGAACTCACCCAACCAGTCAACAGTGACTTGGAGTTCGAACCTGTCGACATAGGGATTAAGACTGTCAAAGAATTATTCTTGAAGAACAACCTACGATTCCCGATCCTCGTCAAAACACTTTTCTCTGGCGAAGACGTCTCGGTCAACCAAAAGTTCGAGGAAGTGTTCCCTAACGAGCATGAGAAGATAGAACTATCGTTCACTCCAAAGATTAATGCTATCAAGCCCATCACAGGAAAATTATCTTTCAAAATCAAATGGGTGATTAAATAAATGGCTGATTCATACATACAACTTCCAGCAGACGGCACAGGCAAGAAGACGAGGACCAAAACAGAGACTGTTGATGGCTCCGAAGTACACGAACAAGTCATAACTTCTGCTAACAAGGCAACCATCATTGACGAAGCCTCGGCAACAATCACTTACGTTGGAAAAGCAGCGATCGGCAGCGCCACATCAGCAGCAGTCTGGCAAGTGATGAGGATGAACTCCACTACAGGAGTGGTCACTACATGGGCTGATGGTGATGACGAAGAAGACAACGTGTGGGATAACAGGACTACCTTGACTTATAGCTGAGGCTCAAACAATGGCAATTAGTTACACATACAACACAGCACAAGCAAACTGTCTGGAAGTGTTCACAGCATCAAGTGGAGGAACAGTCTTCTCTGCTAACATCACAGCTTCTACGGCCTTTGATTACTTTGGTGACTCCGCAGTCGTAGACGATGCTATTTACTTCAGTAAGCTCTCCCACAGCGTTCAATTCTCCGACATCACGTTCAACGTGGGAACAGCCATAGTTGCTGATGCTATCACGCTCAAATGGGAGTATTATCATTCCACCGATGGGTGGGTAGATGTCGAAGACCTTGTTGATGATACTAACGGATTCACGACGACAGGATCCAATAGGGTGAAGTTCCCTCTTCAATGGTCGCCAAACATGGTGTCCATAAATAGCCTAACAAGAGGTTGGATAAGATGTCGAATCTCAGCCGTCACGAACATCACAGAGGGCGGAGCTAATCAAACTACGAGAGCAAAACTTAGTGATGGGTGTATAACAATCTCAGGTGGAGAAACAACGCCGGTAGCAACGTTCAAAACAGTTTATGATTGGATGGCAGCAAATCATTCTCACGTATCGTTGAGCAGAAGCGTGAGTGGCTCGTTCGACTTCACAAAAGTTTCTATGAACATCGCTGGCAGGTTACAATCCTTCGGAGAGGTTGTAGAGTTCGGACAGAATTGTTGGGCGAACGCCACCGTCGGTAAATGGACTCTCACATATCTCGAAAGTGGTGTGAAGAAAGGCACCAGAGGCTATGACGGCTCCACTTTCATAATGCATGGAGGAGGAAATAGCAGTATAGCATCGTTAGGAGCCGATAGCAAAATATATGGTTGCACCTTTAAACGAGGCGTGGAGTTCGAAGGTTCAATACACTTTCCTGGTTACTTCAACATTGTGGGAGACGTGGCAGACAGTTTTTTCGAAGTGGCCTCAAGCGGCGGAAGTTTTCAAACAAACATGCCGAACGTGAAGATAAATGCTGGCTTCGCCATCCAATTCGGTATGCCTTATCAAATAGACAACCTTTTCTATATGTGTAGTTATACATCATTGTGGTTAACTGTTCCTATTAAGACTTATGGATTAACACTTCAGAACTTCGATTATGCGTTTACTGTAAGCGCAGCACAATTACATTACTTCTACGCTTATTGTAGTCGACACACTGATTGGATTAACTTGACCTATCTCAATCCAGTTACTGCTTTAAACTCTTACAGCGATAGTTATAAACCATACCATAGAATAGCAACTGATGGTGACTTGCTTTCAGTAAAGTTTTACGACGACTCAGCAGGAACATACACAGACTACACGACTGAAGCGGCAGACGCCACTCCAGACAATGTTCCTTTAGGTGGTGAAGTGGGAGACATGATTTATCTAAACCCTTATCATTACTACGCAGCAAGTATTTATCTTGAGCGAACAGGCGCAACAAATGATTATGAGTATGCGTGGGAGTATTATACTGCGTCTGGTTGGATAGCTATGGGATCAGCGAACACTCATGACGGAACTGAGAACATGTCCATCACAGGCTACATGCTGGGTTCGGCAATGTACCCCGCAGCTGAAAGGATGGCCAAAATAACCATAGATGGAACGAACGGTTATTGGTCGAGATTAAGAATCACAGCCAAAGGAACAGGCTCCCCAACATGTACTAAGCTGAGAAGGATATACCTTACAGGCGCTGGTCCGTGGAGCATAAATCAAAGGTATTCGATGGACTTCAAGATAGTAGACGAAGCAGGGGCTGCAATAGAAAACGCTACTGTTCTTTGTACTTATTCAAGTGGAGCAACAGCATTTTCTGTCGACTCGAACGCATCCGGAGTGACGGCCACTCAAGAGGTTGATAGTAAAACATTCCGACCGAGCGGTAAGATTGCTGACAGGGCTAACAAGTGTGTTGAAGAAATAGAATACACTACATTCAGTTTAAAAATAACTAAGTCTGGTTACGTCACTGTTGACTATGTTGACGTTTCGTTGGAAGAAAAGGTTGATTGGAATATTGAATTGAAAACAAGTCCTAAATTCACGTTATCAACAGAAGGAAAAATTAGCAAGTATTTGGACGCAGACAATCCAAAGAACTTCGGAGTAATATTACCGCTGACGAAGGTGATATAGATGCTGGTCCCTCTCATCAGGATGATGTGGGAAGAAGCCACACCAGGAGGAGCCTTCTCATCTAACAAAAGGGCACGATTCAACAGAGAATTAACGTACAACTATTCGTTGTCAGTCCCAATAAACGCGCAAGAATCACAATCCTTTGAGTTCACCACTCCAATCGGAGTAGAGGAGGAGCGATCGTGGACGTTGGAACAACCAATCGAGGCGGAGTACGACCTCGACATAGGCCTGAACTTGATGATGATAGGATCATACAACGCCTCCTTCAGCTTCAAAATAGAGAAGGACCTTAATAAACTGCTGGACATTATCGACTGGCTGTGAGAATCGCAAGCGTTATAAACCAATCCCCCCAGAGGAAAGAACAACGATGCCAACCGTACAACTACTATTCGTGAACAAAAGCTCGCAAGGACCAGGGATCCCTACCGAAGAAGTGATGAGAATCTTCGAAACAGAAGCGGACCTTGACAAGATAAAAACTGCTGTGGAGCAATCATCCGAGAGGTTGTACGTGAGCTGGGCGAACGTGGACGTAGAGGACAACGCTAACGAACGAATCACGATCGAGGAGATGGCAGGCAACCAAGACACACTCCTCGAAAGAAACGGCCCAATCACTGACGAGCACACGAACAGAGTAGTCGGACAAACACTCGGCTACAAAATCATGCAACACCCAACAGAAGCATTGGGCGTGCTACATCTCAACAAGATTTATGATCATAACGCTCGTGACGACCAGGTATGGAAAGAGATCGTGAGTGGAGAAAGGAAAGGTAGCTCGGTGGGAGGATTCAACGAGAACGACCATTTCGAGATGAGCGATCAAGGAACACCGGTCAGAGTGCTCGAAGGCTTCAATCACATGGAAACAGCCAGCGTGTTTGAGCCTTGCAACCCACTCGCTCTCAACGAAGCAATATCAGTAGTGGCCAAGAGTGCCAAGGCTATCAAGACTGAAGAGCCTGCTGAAAACGCCGAAAAAGGAGCAAGCGTTATAAAGAAAGAGCATCAAGAAGAAGTGCAAGAAGATATTTCCAAAAAAAACGGAGTTGATATGACCATGGACGAAGACGTCACAAAAGCATTCGAAGCAGTCAACAAAAACCTGACGGAGATCAGGGAACTGGTGACCAAGGCGGATGAGGAAGAAGAGAAGAAGCCAAAGGAAGAAGAAAAGGAAGCCAAGAAGGCCGACGAGGAAGAGAAGAAACCTGAAGAGGAGAAGGAAGCCAAGAAGGCAGCCGAAGAATCCACTGACGGCGGAGTCAACCTCGCAGGAGCAGACAAGCCAGAAGACGAACGACCTGAAGAGGAGAACCAGCTCGCAGTCGTAAAGGCCAAGCTCGCAAGCATCGAGAAGGAGAATTCCGAGCTGAAGAAAAAGCTCACCCCAGTCACCAAGACGGAAACCTCCCGACCAACAGAACCAGAGAAAGACGTGAAGAAGAACACGTTACCTGATGCAGGCGCGATCGCAAAAGGCGAAGTGAAGAAGTCACGCTTCGAGCTCGAGTCCGACATCAAGAAAGCAATGGAGGGTTCACAATGAGTCACTACCAATTCAAGACAGTAACCGAGATGCTCGACAACTTTTACGGGACGAGCCACGACGTCACAAAAGCAGATGCGCCTGTCATCACCACCACGACTGGTGTGTTGAACAAGGTCTTCGGAGCGATGGCATTCAACCAGCTCAACATGGAGGGCAACGTGTTCGCTCTCTTGCCGAAGTACCCATGGCAGCATAGCGGCTTCAGAGTGATCACCGCAGACGCAGGATCCTCCGCCGATGGTGGACTCGCGGAATCAGCAACGGTTCCCGATACGATCAAGCCAAACTTCGCAGAGATCAGTCTGACCGTCAAGCAGATAAGCCACACCTTCCAGGTGAGCATGATTCAGAACGGCCTCGTCAAGAAGACGGGTGACGACGCGATCGGTGACATGGAGTTCCTACGAGGATACTTCGCAGTCAAGCACAGCAAGGCGATCAACCAGCAGCTCTGCATCGACACCGACACGTTAGCAAGCGCAGGGAACACTCTCGAAAGCCTCGACCGTGTAACCTCGAGCAGCGCAGGAAGCGTCGCTTGTGGCAACACCGCAGCTGATGAGGACATCTACGGCATCGACCGTTCAGGAACAGGCTCCTGGGCCGACGCACAGATGTCGCACAACAGTGGAACCGACCGATACTTGAGCCTCGACCTCATCAGTGCCTTGATGGCAACTCTTGAGACTGCAGGAGCAAAGACGAACCTCATCCTGACCGGCAACGACACCAAGTGGAGAATCTTCAACCTCGCAGAAGCGAGTGTGAGATACCAAGGAGTCGTTGAGCAAAACGTGATGATGAGCATCGGCGTCAACGGAGTCTCTACCGAGGAAGGACAGAACTACGGCGTCCGTGTGGCAACCGTCTACGGAATCCCATTGTTCACCTCGCAAGCAGTGCAGCAAGACACGATCAGTCGTATCTACTTGCTCGACACCACGCTTCAGGAAGACACTGGCATACCAAGGCTCGGCATCGCACTCTTGTACCCAACACTGTACTACGAGAGTGGCTTGAACAGCAAGGACAGTAACCCCTTCGCCATCGACTTCTTCGGTGACAAAGCAGGCTACTACACAGCAGGCGAACTGGTGTGTACGTTCTTCGCAGCGCAAGGACAAGTCAGGGACCTCAAGTAGGCCCCATCTTTTTTTTTTATCTTTCATTATTCCAAGGAGGGGAACCACACCATGACAAGATTCGTATGCATCACGCAACACTCGGACACTCACGGAATCGTTGGACCAAGTGGGAAGCTGTACACGAGCGTTCAGAACTTGCCTTTCGAAGTGAAGGACAAACAAGACATCGTGTACTTCAAACAATACCCTCAACGATTCAAGATAGAGACTATCGTCGAGCGAGTGATCAAGAAAGTAGCGCCAAAGAAGGGAGTCGCGAGTGCGACCGACAAAGAAGAGAAGAATCTTGATCAGTTCCTCAACAAGCTCTCCATCACCGAAGAAGGAAAAGAGAAAATCAGGAAGCTCTACGGCAATTTTAACAACTTGTACGCGGAGCACATCGCAGGAGCAAAGTTTGGATCCTTGAGACGAAAGGATGCGAAGACGCTCTTGAAAGCACTCGAAAAACGAGATGACCAACCGGAGGATGAAGCATGACATTCACACCTACATTAAGTACTGAAGTACCGATTGTATTCGGCGACCGAAAGATGACCATGGGCAAGTACGTGAACACTGCTGCCAGTACTGGTGGTAACATTGACACGGGCCTCTCAATCTGCGAACGATTAATCCTGATACCAACAGGAACGACCGTTCCTGCTGAAGCACCAGCAGTCAACGAAACCCTACCAATTGATGGTAGCGCAGTGACGATCGTGACAGGCATAGCAAGAGA